ATACATTGGTGATTTAGGTGGTGGTCTGCTTGATTTTTTAGGCGATTCGATCTTCGACTTTAGCGGACTTGCGTTATAGGAGGCTATTATGGGATGGGGAGAGGCATTAGGATCAGCATCTAATAGTTTTGTTGATACCTACACAAAGTTTCAGCAGAACGACAGGGCGAACGAGGAACAGGAACGTCTGAAAGCGGCTCAAGCAATACAGGCGCAGTTGCAACAGGAGAAGATCAAAGAGATCGAACGCAAGGGGTTAATGGGACAAGCTATTCAATCCAAAGTAGAAGAAATCAACAAGCCTTTTATGGCTGAGTATCTTGACCCGACCACAGGGAAAGCGGAAAAGGGTGAGTATAAAAATATGCAAACCTTTTGGGAGCATCAAGGACAAGACCCCAATGAAGAATTTATGAAAGTAATTCTTCCTGTCGTTGCACAACATGATCCCGAATTGGCGACGAAAATTGCATCCCAACTAATTAAATCAAAGACAATGCGTGACGTTGCGGGGAAAAGAGGGGTAGCACAACAAGATTCAATCCCGAAGCCCCCTAGCGGATTTAAATATCAAGGCACAGATGTCCCGCCTTTAGAGCCAATCCAAGGTGGCCCACAGGACGAAACAAATAAACCAAAGAAAATGTCTTATGCCGATCAGGTTTTAGTAAAACAAAAATATTCCGAACTTGGGGGTTATCAGAAAAAGGCACTCGAATCCGCACCAAAGATTCAGCAACTTAATTCGATGATCGACGCAGTTGAGAATGGGAATGTCGGGGGGTTGGAAGGTGGGGCTAAAGCAATGCTTGCCCCCTTTGCCGCCGCAATTGGGCTTGATCCTAACGGGACATTCGCAGACGCACAGGCGTTTAAATTAAAAGCAAGGGCGTATGTTGCTGGAATGAGACTTCAACTTATCGGCCCCGGCCCTATGTCCGATCCAGAGCAGAAATTATTAGACAGGTTAAGCGGTGGGAATACTTTGGTTGCAAGGAGGGCGGCGGCTGAATTATTTACGTTATATCGTGATTTGGTATCTTCGGATATTAAGACCTATCGTCTGATGTATAACTTGCATAAGAAGAAAGACAAGAACATCGAAGAGGCTTTTTTGAGTCCCGATGATCTTCTTGGCGGCGGTTCTAACACAGAAGCAAAACCAAGCGAGCCAACAGGTCAAAGGGATATATCAACTGCTGTTAATTTTGTGCAAGGAGCTAAGACTAGAGAAGAAGCAAAAAAAAGATGGACGCAACTATTAGACCCAAGCAAGAAATGGAGCAAGGAAGAACTTAAAAAGATTTCTGACTCATTAGACGATTCAAGGTGGAAATAATGGGATTTTACGAAGAAAGTTTTGATGCCCCAAAGACAGGGTTCTATGAGGAAACTTTTGAGAGTAAACCGCAAGAGCAGTCTTTGATAAGTAAAATCATAGACCGTTATAAGAAAGTCCCTCTCGCTGGCAACGAACCGCTAGCACTTCCAAGAATGGGTATGAGGGCGGCGGGGCAGACCATTGGCGCATTAGGTGACGTTGCTGGTGCGGCAATAGACAAAACAGGTGTTATCCCTGCGCTGGCTAATTCTCAAACAGGTAAGGCCGTTGGAGGAGTCGCTAAGGATTTGGGTAATTCTCAAATCCTTCAAGGAATATTATCATCTGGTAAATATTATATTGACCAGTACGGGAAATTAGCCGCTAAGAACCCCGAACTCGCAACGGACATAGAATCAGCCGCTAATATCGGCCTTGCAATGACAGGCACTAAGGGTATGGGAACTGCTGGTAAAGCAGTTAAATCGGGGCTTAATACAGAAGCGGCTAATATTGGCAAAGACGCACTACGAGTATCATCGGGATATTTTAAGCAAGGCATGGACGAAAGCGCAGGTCTCCGTTCTTCGGTCAAAAAGGCATTTGAAAAGGCAGGTATTAAACCAAAGGATAAGATCGCCGCTGAACGGTTTTACGACAACGCAACAAGCGCAGTAGAGGACATTGTGCGATTTACAGACCCGCAAAACCCCATATCACAGTCTGATCGTGTTCTGGAAGCGGCTTCTAATAGTTTACAACGTGCAAAGGTCGATCTGTATAGACAGGCAGATTCCCTAATCAAGGAAGCAGGGGCAGATGGGTTGCCGTTAGTAAACCAAAAAGACACTATCCAGTCTGTTTTAGACCCTAACGGGAAGTTTGCAAAGGTTTTAAGCACAAACACAGGTTTACGGAAAAGACTTGAAAAGAAACTGATTGAAGTTGAGAAAAATCCGGCTGCCACAGCAGAACAGATACAAATGGAGATACAGGACTTCAACAGCAGGGCGGCGAACCGGAACACAATTTCAAAAACAGAAAACACCATAGACGCAATGATAGCAGACGCTACAAGGAAAGACATTGAGATGGGATTGCAGTCTTTAGATAAAGAAGGTCGTGCAGGGTTAATGAAACGCTATGGTGCGTTAAAAGACGTTGAAAAGCAATTTGCCGATATGGCTGTTAAAACATATGGAAGGGAAAACTTTTCATATCTCGACACACTATCTGCGGCTGGTGGTTTAACTGGTGTCTTAACAGGGAATCCAGCGATTGTTTTAGCTAGTTTATCCACAACGGCAATACTTCATGGAATAAAGGCGATTCGTTCACCTGAGCGGATAATTAAAAATATGTTCAAGAAAGTCGAAAAGCAACAGGCGAACAAGGAATTGATTGAGAAATTAAATAGCCAATATTTTCAGAACAAAGTCCGTTCTATTGGACAGATGTATTAAGGAGGCACTATGGCATACGCACGAAGCACGACAGTTGACACAGGCCCGGCGGGAGACACGATTGTCCAAGGGGCAACGGACTTGGATACGGATTTAACCGCTATTTATACCGATTTAAATACCCATGAGGCGTTGACGGAAACCCACGGGGCTACGGGTGCTATTGTCGGGACGACCAACACGCAAATCATAACCAACAAGACATTATACTCCCCCACCATTTCTGGGGGGTCTTACACAGGCACTATTTCGTGGATTCCAGCAGAAACTAAAATGGTGTTCTATCAGGATGTAGCTCCTACGGGTTGGACGATTGACAATACATTAGATGACAAGGTTTTGTTTGTTACTAAAGGCTCTGCGGCTGGTGGTCAAGTGGGAGGAGGGGCGCACTCTACAGGTACTTGGACACACCCTAATCATACACACACAGCGGCTAATTCTGATGTTACCCTCCCAGCCCATACGCATACCTTTAGCGCAACTTCTGGAAACGAGAGCGCAGACCATGCACATACTTTCTCAGGTAATACCGGGAACCAAAGTGCAGACCACTATCATGTGGTTGCTCAGGGCATGGGGAATGGAGGGCCGGGAAGCGCGTGGTATGGTGGTTACACTGGTATCCCAGACGGGCCACAGGCAACAGGTGGCGTATCCGCGAACCACGTTCATGCTTACTCTGGGACAACCTCCGGTATTACAGCAAACCACTCCCACACTGTTAGCGGAACGTCAGCCAGTACAGGCAGTGGAACAGGAACACATACCCATACCGTAAATGAAAGCGCAACCGCAAACACATGGAGACCATCAGCATACTGCGTAATCATAGCGACAAAGGACTGATATGAATAAATGCCCGTTTGGAATGAAAAAACATGAGGACTGCACGTTTTACAGGAGGGGAATTAGATTCACGGATGATGGGAAGCAAACCCCATTTGAGGAATGTGCGGTGAATATTATCGCTGATTGTTTGGAGAATTTAGTTTCTAGGCAGATCGGACTACAGAAAGAAATGAACATGGTCAGGAATGAGACAACAGAGACAAATAAAATATTTACCGCTTTGGCTAATAGGTCAAAGCAATTAGAGGGGGTGCAATGAAACGGATATTTATATTGCTAATGACCTTATTCGCCTTTACCGCTTACGGGGCTGATATAAAGATCAGTAACTTGCCCGAAGCGACTACACTAGCCGACACGGACGTATTCCCTGTCGTAGCGGGTACTACTACGTCAAAGGTACAGGTGACTAATCTCAAAACGATTTTAGCGACCCATAATGCAATCACGTTGTCTAGTGATTTAGGGGCTAACCTATTGGGGTTGTCCACGCAACAACTTACATTAGACACTCAGACGGCTAATTATGTGTTTGCTGGGCCAACCACAGGAAGTGCCGCCGCGCCTACATTTAGGGCTTTGGTTGCCGCTGATATACCATCGTTGGTTGCAACCTATCAACCCTTAAATGCTACTCTTACGGCTCTTGCCGCACAGACGGAAACAGCGGGATCGCTGCAATATTACACCGCTGCCGCAACCCCTGATGTTTTAGCCAAGGGAACTGCTTACCAATTACTGATGATGAACTCAGGGGCAACAGCACCAACCTGGACAAGCGTCCTAGGCGCAACGGGTACGCGCCTGACAACGGGGTATTTCACTGATTTAGAAATTACCAATCTGCCGACGATCAACGGGGCTGCGATTACGACCCTTCTGCAACCGCTTGACGGTGAACTTACCGCCCTTGCCGGACTGACTTCTGCGGCAAATGCGATTCCGTACTTCACCGGAAGCGGTACTGCCGGAGTTATTTCAAGTTCTGCCAATATGGTCAGCCTGTTAGAGAGTGAGGATTACGCAACAGCAAGGGGAAATTTGGGTGTAGCGATAGGGACGGACGTACAGGCTTATAATGCAGACCTCACCACACTGTCAAGTGGCGGGACTGCGGGGTGTTTATGGGGTGAGAAATCAGATTCGTCAGGGATTGAGTGCAAGACTAAACTTAATCTTCAACTTGACGATACAGCGGCACAGTTTAACTCAGCAACGGCATCTAAAGGGACGTTGAAGTTTGTTCAGTCGTCTATTGACAACGGGATTCTCGTAACGGTCACGCCGGTTGCAACAGGTAACACGACTATCACCACGGAATCATACGGTGCTGGAACATATACCCTTGTGGATAAAACATCGGCACAGACGCTTACCAATAAGACCTTAACCGCCCCTGCTATCACACCAGCAGAAGTTGACGGGCATACGACATCAACCGACCTCACAGCGGCGCAGGTGAGTAATACAATCATCCACAATTACGATCAGGCGGCATCTGATGTGTTCCTGATTCTTCCAACAGCGGCGGCGGGGTATTCCTTCTTGCTGACAGTGGCCACGGCGCAATCAAATCACTTTGGTGTTGAAGCGGGAGAAAATGACAAGATTTATCTGATTGCAGCGGCAGGGACCATAGCGGCAGGTGATGATGGGGCGGCGGTTGTTTTTGTAGAAGCACAGGTCGGGCAACAGGCGGCGTGCTGGACGTTTAAAACAGGAGCATCTAGTTATGATTGGGCGTGCAAGGCGATTGCGGTAGGCACATCAACCTTTGAAGCTCACGCTTCTACGGAGTGATTATGAAAAAAATACTCTTTGCGTTACTTCTTATTCTATTTACCGCTTCACAGGCTAATGCTTTGTCTGCGGCGGTTCAAGCCGTGGTGAGTTGTGGCAGTAGTGCTTGCGGGATACTCTTTGAACAGGAAACACAAAATGCTTATATGCCAGTTGGTGATGATCCTACGCATATATATATTATGACCACGTTTACCCCCACAGCCGGAAGCGTAAAAACTGTTTATCTCAAGGGCTATAGAAGTGGAACTGGAAGTGTTGTAACCGCGTATCTGTGCGATTCAAAAAACACCCCTCCTATCCCTGACGATGACCCCTCCTGTGTCGCCGCCGATGCGACATTCAACACGTCCACCATTGGAACTGATTACAGTTACAACATCAAGTTTAACTGGGCCGCTGGTTATACTGTTGATGCCGCGCCGCACATTCTACTTATTGTGGACAACGGAGCAGACAGTTCCAATTACACCAGGTGGGGGTTCAACAATGATGTTGCCAGTAACTATGTCAGACATAGCGCAGATGGCACAACGTACTCTAGCGATGATACAACGGCGCAGGGTTCAATGAAGGTGACATCATGCGTAGAATAATTCTTATAATTATTTTGTGTTTTTTGTCGGTGCAAGGGGCAAATGCCGCCTGTGTAGCCGATGGATCAAATTGGGCATCTACCCCTGACCTAGAAGCAGTTGCAAGCTGTGTGACGCAATCTGATGTGGGTGATACAATCACGGTATCTGCTGGTGACGGGTCTGAAACTTGGACTTCCACACTGACTATTGCAAAGGGCATTAATCTTATCGGCCCCGGTGCTAGCTCTTTGACAATTACATCATCCGCTGATCCAGCAATAGTCTATTCCCCTACGGTTGGCGCAGATGACAATGCTTTTAGATTATCCGGTTTCACATTTAAAGCTGGCACAACAAACACCCTACTGCGATTCGGGAATATTAACAATAAACCATCTGCCGCAGGTAATAACAAGCTAACAAAAAACCGTGTTGATAATTGTGTTTTCACACAGGACACCATCGCCGCAGGGACGGAATCGTCTATCCCATTGGTCTGGATGTTTCTTGGGACATACGGGGTTTTCCATAACAATACATTTAACGCCCATAAATACGCTTTTAGAGCAACTTCTAATCAGTATGGCGGTGAGGCATGGACTTATTGGGGGTGGACACCAGGAACATCCGATGCTGTTTATGTTGAAAACAATACATTCAGTTATGCCTATACAGGAACAGGTGGAAATGTCGGCACATCCAGCCAAAGCGCACATAGATGGGTATTCCGGTATAATACATTTAATGTTGCGTCTTCTAGTTTTTCCTTCTTTGATGCTCACGGGAATCTGGGTTCGCAGTACGCATCTGTCCAAATTTCAAACCTGTACGGAAATAAATTTGTTGCGGGAAATAAAACAGGCCAAATACACGGTCAGCGTGGTGGTCAATCGTTTGTGTTCTTTAATGATTGGCAATCCACAGGCAGTCGCCCCGCTTTTAAAATCCAAGAAGAATATGCAGATAGTGATGGGCCAGGGCCAGCGACAAACGCTGTGACAGGTCAACCACAGCATGTATATAATTCGTATTATTTCAACAACAGAATCAATACGACAGGGAGCTTAATAGATATTGATATAAATAAAACGTTAGGTGCAATTCCAGCGGCTAATGTTGACGTATTTTCTCAATCGGACTGGGTATCTAACGGTTCTGCCGGTGTCGGTTGCGGAGCGACTTTGCCCGGAACTTGCACTGCAAATAGTTCTGGTTTTTGGCTCACAAACCAATCATGCTCAAACCTGACTGATTATGTTGGCGCATCTCCAACGACACCTATTTCCGGCACTCTGTATAAATGCACCGCAACAAATACATGGACAGCGTATTACACACCTTACACTTACCCGCATCCTCTTACGGGGGTATCTGATGAAGTTGCCCCAACTGCTACTTGGGAAATTGATTCAACGGGATTAATAGCCACAGGAACATTCTCTGAAAACGTCAACGCAACCACCAAAACAGGCGTGAGTTTTACAGGTTCAGTCACGGGAGCAATCACGGCAACCTATAAAGACGGTATGCCGGGGGGCATTGTCCGATATGACCTAAGTGCGGCAGTTCAGCAAGATGACACAGTTGTTGTGGATTACACAACTCCGGGCGATGGGATCAAAGACCTTGCCGGAAACGCCCTTGCTGATATTTCTGACGGAGCAGTCACCAACGGTTCAACACAGAAAACAGAACCCTATGCGGCTCTTACGATTGGCGCACACGTTGGCGCAACGGTCAACGTCTATCCCGGTATTAATTGCGGTTCGACTTGTGGGCCAGTGGATTACGACGTAAATGCCGTGCTTACACTTAACGTGACCGCACTTCGGAACTATACAGGTTGCACGATAGCAGGGACGGGATGCGGGGCTTCAACAACCATGAGCGAGGCGAGGACTTGCACCGTAACTTGCACCAAGATTTCACCCGACGTTACGCTTGGATCAGGTAGTGCGGTTACGATAGGAAGCGGGGCTGTTGGGACACTATATTAATACCTCAAGGGGGGATTAACGCGAAATGACAGAGCATTGCCCAGATCACAGTAAATTAATGCAAGATGTTGGAGAAATTAAGGGAATGATGACCACGCTCGTTGATGGGCAATCAGAATTTCGGGAGGCAATCGACACTGTTAAAAAGCAGTTAAACAGTCAGGATAAGGAATCAGCCATTGACAGAATCAAGATCAAGCCCATGTTTGCGGCGATAGGAATTATCATGGTGATTCTCTTAACCAAATTAGGCGAGTCCACGATTGACCTGATTATAAAGGCTTTGAAATGACACTTTACGAGTTCATAGAGGAACACGAAGGCAGACGGAAAAAGCCCTATCGGTGTCCAGCAGGTAAACTCACAATCGGAGTAGGGCATAATATTGACGCTAACCCGCTTCCTATCGACATCAAAAGACACCTTGCGGAGTACGGCTATATTGACAACGAGATGATTGACAGGCTTCTGAACACGGACATACGCCACGCAGTAGCAGATTGCAAGGTGCTATTCCCTCAGTTTGCCACATTCTCAGACAACCGCAGAATGGCTCTAATCGACTTTGTTTTCCATCTTGGGTTTCGGGGTGCGAGGAAGTTTATCAGGTCTGTAAACGCCATTAACGCTGAAAAATGGGATGATGCGGCCAGGTACATGGGCGAAAGCCTTTGGGCAAGGCAGACACCTTCACGTGCCGCAGACGTTATAAAACTTATCAAGGAGGGGTAAAATGAACATCAAGACAGTTATTAAGTTGTTGACACTAGTTGCATCGCTGGCTGGAGTTAATACCGACCAGTTAAAAATCGTATTGGCAATACTGAATTTGATTGCAGAGGACGTAGCGGAGGCAACGAAGTAGTGAAATATCGGGCAAATTATAAATACCAAGTCTATGAGGACGAAACCTTTATTACGGGCATTAAAGGCTTTGAGGTTCACTCAGACTTCATTGACCTCATGCCTGACGGTAAACTTACATGTAAGAAGGGTTACGCATGGGACGGGGCAAGTGGGCCTACTTGGGACTCAAAGTCGTCAATGCGTGGCTCCCTTGTCCACGATGCAGGTTATCAGCTTATGAGGGAAGGGCATCTGCCTCTTGACTACAAGGTAGTATTCGACGGGTTATTTTACCTGACGTTAATCCACGACGGCATGAGCAGGGTCAGGGCATATATTTGGTATAAAGGCGTACTCTGGTTCGCTAAAGGGGCAACCCTGCCAGAACATGACCGTCCTATTTTAGAAGCACCCTAATCTGCTAAATCCCTCTCCATCCTTGAATCATTTGCACAGTATTCGCAAGGATGCACATCAATAGCAACACCTATACCCCCCAATACTTCTAACCTTGTTATCTCTACCTTTAACTCTGATTCACATTTATAGCAATATGCCTTTATCTTTAACGGTATTTCTTCCATAAAATTCTCCTTGCGTTTTTGGGGGGATTCGATTAGAACTCACCCAGTTTATTTTAATGGAGTGTGTCAGCGTTTGGTCAAGCCCTCGCAAATCCAGAACTGGCGTGAGGGATAGAGGGTTCAAATCCCTTCACTCACCCCATTTTAAACATTGATTTTATTAAGTTTTTCCACTTTTTACCCTCTGAAATAGGTGTGTTTTTTAGTGTCAGTGCTGTGTCAATTTTCTGCGGACAACACGCTCCTGTAAAATGAGGGTAAATGTTCTGCAGTGGATGAAATTTGTTCATATCCGCACCACAATGATTACAAACACCTTTATTATGTGAGTACCACCGGTTAATATCTTGTCCACCGAACTCAAACATTCACTTTCTCCTTCCTAAACTCAATCACTTCCGCACTTTGTTTGTAAATACTCCTAACATCATCAGATTCCATGCAGAAGTATCTCTCAAAAGCCGCATTTGTCGAGTGCATGGTAGCACATTATTTCCTAGTGTCAACGGCATTTAGTCTAGCACCTTTTCGCCACGCAGAACGGTTACTTTGCCTGTTTTTGTCACATATAGGTCTATGATGTCTTTTTTTGTCTTGACCGTTATACAGACCCATCCTGTTTTTTTATCTGACATGGAACGCTCTACTTTAGCGGCTCCGTACTCAAAGCCATAGTCTGTTATTTTACTTGTCAACGGCATTCCTTACCATCAATTTCCTTGCGTGTTGCTCCACACGATGTCACCACGGTAAATCACCCTGACATCACAGCCACGGCTTTTAGCGATGACTTCTGCGTTGAAGATAGCATTCTCCTCATGTTTATGCGTACTCCACTTTCGCCATTCGTTGTCAACAAAGATTTCCACACGGTATTTGCTCATTTAGCGTCCTTCAACTTCTTCTCATTTCAGATAACGCCCTTGTTAACTCCATACTTGCCCGCCGAAGTGCCGAAGTGCGTTTTGTCCCAACGATTCCCAAGTCTTTATAATCATCTGCCGTTAGTTCTTTTTCCCTGTTAATAAATATCCTTGCCGCAGTGACCGCTTTAATGATCGCCTGCTTTCTCTCGTTGCCATCTTTCATTGCGCCTCCAACCTTTCCTTATACTTTTTAATAATTTCTTCTTTTTCAAGGTCGTATATTTCTAAATCATATAGTAATTCAGTAAGGTGTTTTTTATACCAATAATTAAACACTTTTGATTTTCTAAGGATTCTCCAAAAAAGAATCGAAATGTTAATATTCACTTTTTCAGCCCCTTCCAGATCGGGCAGTTTGCGGCGGTACATTTGGTATTCATTTCCCGATCGTAGCCAACGTCGTGCTTGCAATATACTGTGCGATCATCTCCACGCCATACAATAGCAGTTAGCCAACACACATCTTGCAATCCCTCAAACGTAATCCCCCGTGTTTCAGTCACATAGATGACCTTTGCCCCGTTGCAGAGGTCGCATTGGTAACAAGTGTTTGTTGTAGTAGCCGGTATTTTTTGGTTATAAGGTGGTATATACGGCGTTTGCTCGTAATACCCCTGACCATTACACTTCGGGCATAGTTGAGCTTTCATGGCGGCTCCTAAAGGGTTGTGCTGTTACTGCTGTTTGCAGACATATGTAGGGTACTGCTATCGGCACTGCACCACGTTATCCACGGCCCCCACGGTTGCGGGTGTCTGTCAATGATAATGTGAGGCGGATAATACGGGACATACGGTGTTGGGGCGTTTTTCAGCCGCTTATTCTCTTCCTGCATAGCTTTCAGTTCTTTTAGGTAATCAGGTGGCGTAGCATCTTTAAACGTCGCATTAAGTATATCCCTGAGTGCTTTCGCCTCTCTCACCGATAAACTAAACTCTTTTCCACCTGCTTCAATTACTACCTTTTTAATTTCTGCCATTTCTTAATCCTCCAATTCTTTTTTAAACTTCATAAATTCTCCAAGCAGTTTGTTAACACAATGCTGGCATAAATCGACATTCATCTCCACGCCGTCACCAAACACATAACCGAACCCTCCTGTGTTGTGATAACAGAGAAACTCTTGCATTTCAAAATCGTCGGTATATTCCTTATGGCAACAGTCGCAAATATAAGCCGTTACTTTCTGAAATATTACAGGTTCGTCTATTGTCTTTACTGCCATCAGTCATTCTCCTCTGTATGTTTCATTCGCATTTTGGGACACTTTTCGTCCCTTTTCGCAGACAATCGCTTAACATCCTCTTTGAGAAACTTTATCTCCCAATCTTTTAAGTTGCTTTGCGTGTTAGTATTCCTGACCTGTTCTTGAAGGTCATCTACCTGTGACTGCAATTCAGTCAGCTCTTTCTTGTAATAAGTCTCAATGCAGTTTATAAGGGCTTGGATTAGGGTCATGCTTCATCCTCTATTTTAAATGTTTCACCATTAGCAAGTTTTCCCATAATCTCTGATACAACCGCTTCGTGCATATCATTGGCACGGTCATCAGCATCAACCTCTTGAATAGCCCACGGTGAATCAAAGTAAACCTGTTTGCTGACACTAGCATCCCAATAACGCCCGTCATGTTCTGCGTGAAAAGCCATTGTTTCAAAGTGGCGTTCATATCCAATTTCCTCAAACTCGTCCTTTGAATTGACCATCATGCCAACCGTTGACACCACGATTTTAATATTTCTACATTCAAGTAAGGTGTTTCGTCTAAATCGGCATCTGTGTCCGCAAATAAAGTGTCCAACCCAACCCCTTTCGGTTCGCACCACTTTCTTCATGCCGACCCCCTCCTTGCCTTGGTCTTGCTCTTGATGTACCCGTCACCGTCGTTGTCACCGTATCTCAGATGTTCACACTTCTTACAAAACACCCTGCCGATTTGCCCAGGCTTTGGCGGCACTTCGTCCCAATAATTGTGTAGCTTCTCACAAAAGGGACATTTGCCATTGCACAAATACTTTTTTAGGTGGCTATAAAACTGTATTCTGCTTTCCGACCTTATGTGTTGTATTTCCACGTTTCACCTTCGTATTATTTTTAATAACGTCCCATTTGATTATAAAGCCCTTGAGAAACTCTGCGGCCTCACCTAGCTTGTGCTGTTCTGCTAAGGTATACAGCTTGTCTAACTGCTTTGATAAGGTACTCATGCGGCCTTACCCACTTCGGTGCAGAGAAACTCATAAACACCCTTCTGGATGTCGCCTGTTGATTCACTTCCGATGTTAGCTTTTAGAAACGCCTTGATGTCGTCGTCACTCTTGCCACTTCCTGTGGCGATTGCGTAAAATCTCTTGCGCTGATTGGCGGTTATCAGGGTGGGCGAGGGCGTATCAGGAAGCGGCTCCTGGCTATCGACGTTGCCCTGTGGCGGGACTTCTTCAACGGGGGGCATAGGTGGCTCTTCTTCCGGTATCACCTGTGCGTCAACTATGATCTCGTCTTTGGCAAGTTCTTCGGATGACAGTTTTGCGGTTTGCGGAAGTTCTTCGGCTAAATAGGGAAGGCCACCAAGTTCGTCAGGAAACGCAAGACGGAAACCCTGAGCTATCGCCACCTTCTTGAGCATGAAATTCGGCATGGCTTTCCAGGTGCTTTGCTGTTTGTCAAATTCCTTGCGGTCAACTTCCCACTTAATCGGGATGGACTGATCTTTGCGCTTGATTTCAATTACAGCCTTGTCGCCCTCAATCCAGCATTTCCAGCCGTCAAGTTTCCCCGTCCTCTCCGCACGTTTCAGATAAATCTCGTAACCGACTATGATAGAGGCGGCGGCGTTTCCGTATTTGACAAAGTGGATTTCCCTTTTAAGAGGATTCAGCCCGAAACTCTTTGCAATCCCCATGAACATAAATAACTCTTTGTCTGTAGCGTTTGGTGCGATGTATTTCTTAACGTCTGCTATCGCTATTTCCCTATTTTCTTTTACTGCAACTGCGTTTTCCATTATTCCCCTCCAAGATTTGTTTTAGCGTAATAGTAATCTAATAAAGCCGAAAAGCACTTCCAGCCTTTTCCTAATTCCTTTTCGTCTGCCCATATAAGTTTAGATTCAGCGGTGACGGAGTTAATATAGAGGATGCCGCATTGAGCCTCGTATATCTCTAACCCCACCCGATAAGCGGCTAATTGCAGATAGTGGTTGTCCCACAACTTCAACCCGTCAATGGGTTTATCTGTGGTTTTTATGTCAATGAGAAATTTTAATGTGTGTAAATCGGCCTTGCCACCAAAGCGATCCGTGGCAAATGGCTTCTCGCAAGTCCATTGTTCGTTATCGGTTGCTGAAAACAGGGTGTCCCTCGCTGAGCAATAGTAAGTCTCGTACTCAATGGGTATAAATTTACCCTCAAACCCACTCTGAACAATGGCGTGAATATATGTCCCACGTTCTGCGGCCTTCTTTGCCTGTTCCTGTGCGTCGGCTTTAATGCGGGCAAGGTATTCCTGTTCGGTTTCGGCTTCGTTGCGAGTAAGTGTTAATGATGACAGGATAGCCTGGTCTATCTTCCAGTTCACCAGTTGCGGGGCAGAGGCGCATGAGATAATAGTAGTGACGGAAGGGACTAAATCTAATTTACGAGCTTCCCGTAAAGTTGTGGGCTTTTCCTCACCCTTCTTATTTATGTAGGTATAGGCCGGAGTTCCGTCTGCCTTATACCAATGACCAGAATCTGCCGAGTGCTTTGCTGTAAGAACTTCTGCCATTCTATTTCCCCTTTGTGTTATTTTTAGGTGTTTTGGGATTTAAGTGATACGGCCTCAGCTTGATATGGTAGCGAGGCATGGACTTTGCCAGTACTCTACCTAACATGATGCGTTTCGCTAGGTCAGGTACTCCGGCAAGACAGGCGTTGATGATGGCAACTCGCATTGAAGTGAACGGAGCAAAATACTTGATCAAGAATGTCATTCCAGCCTCCTCACATATTTCCGTATTCTGTATTTGTCTGCCGAGTACTTCTCATTATTGGCCATCACCAGTTCCGCATCCTCCCGCTTTTTTCTTGCGATGTACGGAACCCACTCACGGCCTTTCAGAATTTCGCAAACCCACAGGTAATTCGTCATCACATTTTAACCCTAAACACCTTGTTGCTACCGAGTTCTTTGCAAACAAACCCACCCTCAACCCTCGTCAGCACACAGTCTGCGGCACTTCTTTTCTCAAGATTACGCATAACGTGAGTGACTTCCTGCTCGGTCATGTGCAGTTTATTCGGTACTTGCGATTCACCCCGGATGACTCCGAGCATTGAGAAAAATAAGACGCATCCAATAAATACGGTGTATAAAATAATCTCTGTCCAAGTCATACGGCCTCCTACTTGCTTTTTTAATGGAGGGCAGGGATAGCCTTCCCCACCCCCCTAATCAGAATGTTATGCTCGGAACATATTTTGACTTTCATTCGATCTTGACATCTAACAATAACGTGACCGCGAGTTACCATTTCTCTACGCGGCGTTCAGAAAAATACAAATTTTGGTTATATGTTTTTGGCCGCCGCGAATGGAATCGAACCATTACCTCGGTTTATTTTTTGTGACATCAAGACGACTACTCATCATTTCCTTTCCAGTGCGCTATGGGTCAAAACACTAACAATAAGGATGTGGAACCGTGACACCATACGATAAACTTGACCCGTTATTTATTGATATAATCCATCATCTTTTTTGCAATACTGACATCAACAACCTCTGTGCAATTTGCTTTCTGCCGCGCCTTTTTACAGGCTTGTATTAAGTTATCAATCCGTCCGATTAATTCAGATTTTCTTGCTGGCGTGAGCATACTACATGAAGTTGTTGTGGTGTATTTCCCGACAGGGACTTGCTCTTCCCACTTCTCGATCTGCGCCGGGTGCTTGTCCGTCGGTGGAACTAATACTTGATGTTTAAAAACTTTGGCTGTTCTGAACACTTCATTGGGATTCGCGGAAACATAAACGCCCTTGCCAATCTTTTCATCGAGAACCCATTTAATGCCGGGGGCCAGAGTTGGGATGCCTTCATACGATGCGCGGAGAAACTTTAATTTGTTTTCCATCCCAAGAAGAAATGTTGCCGGAAGGTCAGTTGCGATTGTTTCCCCGTCAACAATCAGATCGGCCTTTGCGTTGGTGTTCGCTAATTCTTTTTGATACAGGGCATCATAAAAACGGATAACGTGTTCCATGACGTAGTTCAACTTGTCGGGTACGGTTGTCACCATTTCTTTGTGTTCGGTGGTGTTTTCTTTTTTCCGATCCTCATCAAACATTTCAAGAATTTTGTCCTGACCGATGAAATGATCCGGTTTCTTTGTGAATGTTACCAATGCTTCTTCAACAATCCTTTTATAAGAACCCTCCAAGTCCGCTTCTACTGCCAACAACTCATGTAATTTACCCATGACAACAAAATTCTCCTTTCTAAATTTAAGTCTGTAATTTGGGGCCGTCCAGCTGCGGCCCGATCATACGCAATGAATGTGTTTTCTGCTCCTCTTGTTATTGTCGCCCGTGTGCTGGCACGGCCTCTGCGCTTGAAACTAAAATTGCCTTGTGGGTCGCCAACCCTTGCCGCAAAAACCAGTTAGCGATTTTAAACTGGATGCCCTCTGTTGACCTTTTACGCTTAACGAGTGGACGCTTTGTCCGTCATGTCTGCTAGACGCTCAAGCATAAGGTCGAGGTCTGCGGTGCTGCTGTTTTAACTTTTGCGATATCATAATACCGTTTTAATAAATAGTCAAGAATTATTTTCATTTAATTTTATTCTTGACATTCTAGGGTAATCAACATATAATCTCGACCATGATTACCGTAGATTTAACACAAATTGAGGCGAAGCGCAAAGAGAAGGGAATGAAAAGGGCGGTGCTGGCTCGTCAATCAGGAGTTCAACCGGATACCCTTTTCCATTTTCTAAGATCAACGCGGAAACTTAAACAACAACTAAACCTAATAGACAGATTATGCCGAAACGTGGGGCTTGATTGGAAACAGATAATAAGATAATCCTTTCATCCAAAGGCCGATGCCTTGCTGAAACATTGGATTGGCAGAAAGCGTGCCCGTATTATTTACCCAAAGACATAGGCTGGCAACCACAGGCTTGCGTGTGGCTTGATGAGTGGGATTTTCTAACGTGCCATAGGTTTGAATTATGATCGAATTGCTAAATATAGACTGTCTTGAATACATGGCGACCCTACCCGACAAGGCGTTTGACTTGGCTATTGTGGACCCGCCGTATGAAAACAAAGATGCGATTGGTCTTGTTAATAGCAATGGTCACGTAGCCCACAGAAAAGAATATCACTTATTTAACAACGTCATGCCACCACAAGAATATTTTACAGAACTCAAACGAGTGAGCAAACACCAAATTATTTGGGGTGGAAATTATTTTGGCATTAAGGGCGGCGTAATTGCTTGGGATAAAGAGGGGACAGCGTTTGGGGAAGGCGAGGTTGCTATTTGTTCAACTCATCACTCTGTCAGGTTTTTTAAATACACATGGAATGGGATGCTGCAGGAGAACATGAAAAACAAAGAGAACCGCATCCACCCCACTCAGAAGCCCGTAGCCCTTTACGATTGGCTGTTGAGAAACTACGCCAAGCCTAATCAGAGAATTTTAGACACACACTTAGGCTCAGGAAGCTCCGCAATCGCCGCCCACTATTTCGGCTGTGACTTTGTTGGGTGCGAAATTGACACAGAATACTTTAACGCCGCTAAAGAGAGATTTGACCGTGAAACACGGCAAGTCGCTATGTTTTAGGGGGAATGATGAAGATTAAAATAGATAAAAACGGGTTTTTACATATCGAACGAGCGGGACAAATGAAGGGTCAAGATTGCCCCTATGCTAGCAGAACAGACTACGGAACATCAAGTTGCGGTGATTGGTGTCCACACTTCAAAGAGCCGCATCTTTGGGCGAAACATGACAATATTGAGATAAAAACGTGCAAGGCTTCGCTGAGCTGTGCAACAGCCGACTTCACCGACGAGCGCAACACGCAAGAAAGTTAGGGGTAATGAAATGTATAGGAGGGGCATGCTCACTAGGATAGCGTGATGGCTTAAGACAGACACGCTTTAACGAGCGCCGATAATCGTAGTGGTTATCGGGTTTCACTCGCCGAGCCTCTGCCCCGAAATTAAACTGAGGAGTTTTGATGAGAATCACGATTGAAAACACAGTCTACACAGAAGGCACGAAGGTCATCATTGAGCGTCCGGCAGATGATTTAACGCTTGACGATATGTTTGAGATGTTCGCCGGAGCGTTGGAGGGATTCGGATTTGTTGGGGCTAAGAAATACCTGGAGGGGGATGAATAATGGCGGCTTACACTGGCTACACAAAGCAAGAAGATACAATCATCAAACAGATGAACGCCAAGGGGTTTACCGCAGAAGAAATTACAAAGGTTCTTATTTCACGCACAAAAACACAGATAGCAGACCGGGGGTATTATCTGGGCTTGAAATGGTCAAAGGTTCCCGAAATCAACATGGCCGAATTTAACCGTTTGATGAAGGAGAAGTAATGGAATTTACATTCTGCCGGATCATTCGTTACAGGAAAAGGGATGCCGAATTTAAGATATACGCCGTAGCCGATCAGCATTTCACAAATAGGGCCGTTTCGTGGGACGTTGTGCATAGGGATGTTAAACTGATTAAGGACGACCCCTATGCCTTTTGGGTTGAAGGTGGTGATTATGCCGATTGGCACTTACCATCACACCCTTTTTTCGATGCAGAAGCCTTTGACAAAAACTTCCCTGTAAACAAACTGACTAAATACGCCGCTTATGTTTCCAATATTATAACCGACCTCTATCAGCCCATTTCTCAAAAGTGTTTAGGATGGGCCTATGGCAACCATGATCACAATTATTTCATCCGTCATCATCAAATGGACATACACGAGGGGATTTGCGAAAAGCTGAACGTGCCTAATCTCCGCTACGCTGGCTGGATGTATGTCTATTTCGTGCAAGACGACACCGCCCCGCTTAAACCAACTGCTACATACAGCATGGAAGCCCCGAAAAAATATAATGCCGCCTTGAGGATTTATGTGTTTCACGGCAAGGGTGCGGCGGCGACACCTGGGGGGAAAATAAACTCCTTGCGTGACGTTGTTAATACCGTTGTCAACGCCGATCTTGTTATCACGGCCCACCTTCACGAACAACTGACAAAGCCTTTCACACGCATTTCACCAGATGCGAACTGCGGCAAACCTCAGTCCATTACCACAATGGCCCTTATCACGGGGACGTATTTAAGAAACTACCAGCCGGATCATACCGGTTACGGCGAAAAGAAGGCTTATCCGGTAACGACTTTAGGGGCCACGCTTGCAAGGTACAAACCAGCAGACAATCACATGATTGTGGAAATCCACGCTGACAACGTGGGATTGAAGGGCAACCAGTAAACAACTTTATTGTTTATCAATTATTGAACCTGTCAACAAGTGGTCAACACATGAAACCAAAACTCAAAAAAGGCGACGTTGTAGAAATCATCTGGCAAGACACAAACATCCCTGAAAGTCCCGGCTGGATGACCGAAGTAGAGCATGAGGAATGGGTTAATAATCTCGGTGATCTTGTGCGTTCAGTCGGGATTTATATTGGCAGAAAAAAAGGGTTTATAAATTTAGTTGGCGACATTGACGCTGATGACGTTGATAAGAAAAGCATTTTAAGGCCGATAAATGTCGGCACAGGATTTATAAAGGAAATCTACGTTTTAAAGAGGGCGAAATGACAGACAGATATAAAATCAAATTTGAAAGTCTTACTTTAAGACAATCGGCAAAGTGGCTGTTAATCCACGAGAAACGCAGACACCAGCAAGACATAGCGGCCATTAACCACGACCTTAAAAATTTACAGGACGTTGAACTGCCGGAAGAGTTGAAGTCCCTGGCTGGCACGGCGAGGTTTGAGGTATGAGGGTGCTTATCGCCTGCGAATTTTCGGGAATCGTCAGAGAGGCTTTTAAGGCCAAGGGCCATGATGCGTGGTCATGCGACTTACTGCCAACGGAGATTCCAGGGCAACATATACAGGGTGACGTTCTGGAAATCCTAGATCAAGGTTGGGATATGATGATAGCGCATCCGCCGTGTACTTATCTGAGTTACGCAGCGACATCATCGTGGAATAACCCTGGCCGGCTAGAATTAAGGTTAGAGGCGTTAAATTTTTTCGCTAAGTTTTGGACTGCACCGATTGAGAAAATATGCGTAGAAAATCCGATGGGTTGTGCAAGCCCAACAATAGCAAAATACAGCCAAATAATTCAGCCGTACTACTTTGGAGATCCAGAAAGCAAGCGCACTTGCTTGTGGCTTAAAAACCTACCACTTTTGAAACACACAAACGGCGACACCCTATTTGAAGAAAACACACACACAACGCCGAAAGTATATGGCTTTTACAAAAGAGGCAAAAAGAAGGGTTGTCCTATTTATGGGAATAACTATCTGAAATTCAGCGAAGATAGAGGTCATATAAGAAGTAAATTCTTTCCTGGCGTTTCAAACGCTATGGCAAATCAATGGGGGTGAAACTATGGCACTATTTTGTTTGGGTCTTATTGTTGGCGTGTTGTTTGGCGTATTCGTGATGGGTTGCTTGCAGATCAGCAGGGAGAGCGACAAGCCATACAAGGGGCGCGACTAAATGAAGATCATATTACCCCTATCTGTAACCCTGCCACGCAACACGAAGGCGGATAAAGTGTTTACGTTAAATCTGAACATATACCGGAATTGCCACTATATGACCCTAAATCAAGCCAAGATCGCATGGAAAGAGATAGTTAAGCAATCTACCGCCGGAAAGACGATCGTTGATTCTAGCCCCTATAATTTCACTTATACGGTGTTTCCGGCAACTAACCGCAAGTTTGACTTGGCGAATGTCTTGTCAATCGTCCAGAAGTTTACGGACGACGCATTGATCGAATTTGGCTTCATACCAGATGACAGTTACAAGATCATACCGAAGATAGATTACAGGTTTGGAAAAGTGGACAAAGAAAATCCACGGGTTGAATTGGAAATATACCCATTAAACGACATAGATTTTAATGACTTACCATATTAGCGGCTAGGTTGGCTACCGAAGAGGCCGAACGTCACCGGCCCTGCCGCTTTAAACCTTGTGACAACGCTCTAGGGAAGCGTGACGGAGAGCGAATAAATGCAACGTGGGTACATTAAAGTTTGGCGTAAAACTATTGATTCGGGGTGGTTACAGAATCATAAACTGTGTGCGTTTTGGTTATGGTGTCTTTTGAAAGCAAGTCACAAAGAATACGATTTGATAGTTGGTTGTCAGAAAGTTCATCTTATGCCGGGGGATTTTGTGTTTGGATTAAACAAGGCATCGGAAGAGTTAGCAATGTCAATCCGTTCAATTCGTACTATTTTGGCATTTTTAAAAACAAGCCAAAATCTGACAATCAAAACGACAAACAAATTTTCGGTTATTTCTATTGTTAATTGGGATATTTACCAACAAACAGAAACAACAAACGACAACCAAAACGACAAGCTACCGACAAGCTACCGACAAGCTACCGACAACAAACAAGAACATAAGAATAAAAGAATAAAAGAATATACGCCCGAATTTTTACAATTCTATGACGCATATCCAAGGCACATGGGAAAAGAACCAGCATGGAAAGCATGGCAGAAACTAAATGGAACCCGTCCCGACCTGTCAGCCCTTATCGCAAAGATTGACGAAATGAAAAAGGCAGAGGATTGGACGAAAGACAAAGGGAAATACATCCCGCATCCGGCAACGTGGCTTAATCAGAAACGATGGGAAGATGAGGGTGTGAAATTAGAGGTTAAGCCCTCATGGTAATCGACCCCTATTACTGGCGAATAATGGCCGACGATGAACGGAACACGATAAACCACTATGCCAGGATGATCGGAACTTGGAAACAGATGTTAGAACGAGAAGTGGACGAAACCAATAAACAGTATTTTGAATATTTTATGCGAGTTGACGAAATCTATATGGAGCAAGCCAATGAAAAACTTGAACAATACCGCAAAGAACTTACAGATTACGAGTTGTCACAGCGAGAGCTTCAGCCAGTATGAAGGTGAGGATCAGGTTGTCACCAGCCTAGAACTTTACGACAAACTGCAAGCGGATAAACGTGAGCCTCATGTCAACGTGAAGTCCGGCATACCCGGAATAGATTATGCCTGTGAAGGTTTTCGGGATGGTGAGTTGATTATCATTAGTGGCCCAACAAAGATGGGCAAGACACTCCTGGCTCAAACCTTTACCGCCAATTTCACGAAGCAAAAAGAATACGCCTGTTGGTTTTCTTATGAGGTTCCAGCCCGTCAATTCCTTGAGCAGTTTCCGATATTGCCTTTGTTCTATTTGCCTAGCAAGAACACGGCGCAGGACTTTAACTGGTTTATGGACAGGTGTATGGAAGCATATTTTAAATATAACGCACGGATTTTCTTTGTGGATCACCTTCATTTCCTTGTGGATATGGCGAGAGTAAACAACCCGTCTTTAGAGATCGGGGCCATTGTCCGGCGTATTAAACGGTTTGCCGTCGAGAATGATTTCATAATATTCCTACTGGCCCATATCAAAAAGAACGAGGGCGAGGACTTAAGTTATAGGGATTTAAGGGATTCGTCATTCATTGCACAGGATAGCGACACGGTTATTATGATTAAACGTACACCCAAGGCAGGGCAGAACGTGGCAAAAGCAAGAGTTGAATTTCATAGGCGCACAGGCATCATGGAATGGGTTGTTAATTTAGAGAAACAGCACGGTTATCTTAGGGAAATCATAACGGAAGATGAAAATGAATAACGAATTAAAAGCGCGTAACAAGTTAATGCGTGAACTGATAGTGCTTAACGAGAAGGAAATGAAAAGTGAACACTGAAACACCAATAATATTATCAGATGGTGACGGTCCTGGAAGGGGCGTTGTTGCGGTATATACTAATAAACGCATTGCCGTTATTGACGATGACGAAAAGATAACATTTCACCCATCGCTTAAACTGGAAGATGTGTTTGCGTATATACACGCAAGGAGAACAGTAAAGCGATTAAGTGAGTGGATATTGAAAGGAGCAACATCATGAATAGCATAGGCATATTGTTCGCGTTCTTATTGATCATGGGTGCAGTGTTCGCTGTATTTGTAGCACTGATACGTTGGGCATTGAGAGTCAACGACATAGTGCAAAGGCTGGATAAGATTGTGGAGCTACTTAATGCAAGATAAACCATTGTGGTTCGGTCAGGTCAAACGCTGGTACGATTCAGTACGTTGGCGCAAAGCAAGGGCGATGCAGTTAAGATATAACCCGTTGTGTTGTATGTGCGAGAAGCGAGGCGATGTACAACCGGGTGTGCCGTATTTGTATAAGACATTATTCCCGCCGCAGATTATTAATTTCCCCACGAAGAATCACTGGCGTGCGGTATCTCATATTGAAGATATTGAGAACGGTTTGAAGCTGCTGGTTAAGCATTACAAGGAATGGGAAATTGAGTCCCTGGCAATGCCACCGCTAGGTTGCGGCAACGGCCAGCTACTATGGGAAACAGTCGGGCCAATGATTTATAAATACATGAGAGAATTGGATGTCCCTGTGGTGCTTTACGCGCCATACGGCACACCGCCAGTGCAATTAACAGAGAAATTTCTTGCATCCGGCGGTATTGATTACAAAGAAACAAAATTGGTTGTCGCAAAATCATCAAAAATAAATCCGGCACTGGTTGCTCTTGTCGAGATTCTTTACCGGATTAATACACAAAAATACCACATGCCTATTGGCAGGACGATTTTCCAGAAGATAGCTTATGTTGCTACGGCATTGGGTATTCCGACCGCATTGAAATACTCCAGAGGGTCATACGGACCGTATTGCAGTAGTTTGGATATTGTTAAAAAAAGACTTTATGATGCGGGACTGATTAAAGAAGAAAGTCTGGGTCGAATGTTGCAGATATTACCCGGCCCGGTTTATGAAAAGTATAGGTTAATATACCTGGATAATCTTAAACAATGGAATTATTTTATTGATAAAACAGCAGATTTATTCCTGCGACTGGATACACAAAAAGCTGAGATTGTTGCCACTGTTTTATTTACCGAAAGAACAATCAATAAAGGCGATCTATCAGAGAAAGATGTGCTTGATGAAGTAATGAAGTGGAAACTGAAACGACGCCCGCCCCTTAATCAAGAAGAAGTCGCAGAGACAGTCCGGAACTTAGGAATGCTTAAATGGTTTAATCTGAAACACTCCGGTGATATTCCTTTATCTGACGAGTGGGCGTGATTAGGAATAGGTAATTTGAGGAAGAGGTTAATCAACGTGGTTAACCTCTTTTTTTGTGTCAGTTTGCTGGGGATACTGCTGGGGATAACCTTTTAACTCGCATACGAGCAAATATTACTTGCGTACAAGTGAATTTAGTTGTATCATACAACTAAAGAGGGGATAATGGTCGTTTTAAACTGTAAAAAATGCGCTCATTATACGGTCTGTAAAATCCCATGTATTTACGTTGACTATATCGCCAATGGTAATCATAAACAGAAGGAAAGTTCAATACCCTCTGATATACTAGATAGAACAAGCCAGCAAAGTTACAACGATGCCCTTGGTGACCTGATAGAAGATAAGCGCAACAGAGATGCCAACCAAATAGAATACATCCGCACAATTCAAAATCTAAGGCTCAGGATCATCGCCGCCGCCGCACTCGCAGACATCCCACAACGTGAAATAGCAAAAATGATTAATCACTCTCAAGGAAGGGTAAGCCAATTATATCAGATAATTAACAAAGACAGGATTAATCACGGCTAATATATATAGATAAAGAAAGTACCGCCAAGGGTAGTTATCAGCGAACGGCGCAAGCCGATAAGCGCAAGAGAGGCAAAACACTAACCAATGGCAAATAGCTGACCCACCAAGAGTGGAAACAGTAACAGGATCGCACAAAGCGGCCCCAGCAATCAACCACCCCTCCGACGCTGGCAGACCTCAAATCTCCACCGGAGGCCAAGCCGGGACAGAACCCGGCTCTAATACATTCCCGTAAGGGTACAAAATACACAAATACGTTAACAAAACCGCATTAAGTAACCGATAGGGAATAAATGGCAAGTAAAACCAAAACACAAACACCGACCAAGAAACAGCTGATGACCCTAAGATGCAAGAAAGGCCTAACAGAACGGGAAATATCAGCAGTTACAGGTATACCCAAAACCACAATACACGACTCACTCCAAAGAATACAGAACGATCCAGACTTCAAAGACTTCCAAAGCAATAAAGCAATATACTTCGAGAAAATACAACATGAACTAGTAAAAAACGCCGACCATGACGCGATAAAAACCATGTTAAATAAGCGAGGTATGACGGATGCGGCCATACTAGAGGACAAAATAAGACTGATCCGAGGTCAAAGCACAAATAACACATTAATCGACCTTCGGATGCTAATTGGCAAAGTGGAGGACGAGAGGGGAAACACCCCAGAAAACACCCCTCCACCGATTGAGCTAAATAGTAGCATTGTAAGTAATGAATAAGACAAGACAATAAATCGTGTCTTATAAGAAAGCTTATGTAAACATAGAGGCTACAAATAGTGTTAAGTTCCCGTTATAACAATGGTTTTCCAATTCAACCGCCGATTATATACCCTGGGTAGTGGGAAATCGGTGGAGGGGACACCCCTAAAAACAGGGGTCAAGTGGAGGAAAGGCTACTTGGAGAGGGTAGCTGGTGGGGCGTATGTGGAGGGATAGAGCATAGAGACAACGCAATCTCCAAAATCTATATAGGGGGGGCGGGGTAGACCAAGTCGTCAAAGTTTTACTATATCCCTCATTCTTTACGATTTTTAAAAAAGCGACTTTGTGTTGTTAGAGTCCAACTGGAATAAGGAGTATTTGAGTTCCTAATTTTTCGCAGAAATACAAAAAGGGTTTTATGAGCATACGATCCATGCCGAGTAACAAGAAGTTTAGGGATAATTTTGACAGGGTATTTCGGGGGATAACCCATATCAAGCCATCGTGGACTCCGGTGTTTACCGATGATGACGGGAATGAGATCAAGCCTAGACGAATTGAGGACAGGCAACCCTTTGACACGATTGTGGGTGAGAAGTGAGTGACGCTGAGACCATTAATGCCCGTAACGAGTATTTCAAGGGGAACAGGATAGTTGCTTTCTATCACAAGAAGCACCCTGATTACCCTGAGTTTAGGTATCCGAATCCTTTACAGGAGAAGTTATTAGAGGCGTGGAAAGACCCTAGGTACAAGGTGTTTACTTACTCAGGTGGGAATCGAATTGGGAAAACATTCTGCGGCGGGTTGATTGCGGTGAGTACGATGTTAGGGGAGTGGCCTTGGAGCGGGGAGAAGATGGACTTTCCCCACAAGCGACCCCGCAAGATCAGATATGTAGGTCAGGCATGGGAGAGTCACATTAAGGCGGTTGTTGAGCCTATGGTGAAGTTCTGGTGGCCTTCCAGTAGGGGTGTTGAGACGAGGAAGAACAACCAGGGGATAGAGTCGCAGTGGACGGATTTGGTATCGAAGTCCACTTTGGAGATAATGAGCAACGTACAGGATTCGTCAGTCTTTGAGGGATGGGAGGGTGATTTAGTAATTTATGATGAACCTCCTAAAAGGGACGTAAGGGTCGCGTGTGCGAGGGGTTTGATAGACCGTCAGGGCAGGGAACTCTTTTGCATGACCTTGTTGAAGGAGGCGTGGATTCATCGGGAGGTAGTCAAGGCGAGGCTTTCCAACGGTGAACCGGACTTGAGTGTTTTTAATATCAACGGGGATATTTACTCAAACGTGGGTTACGGACTGACTGAGGAGGGTGTGGCCCAATTTGAAAAGACCCTTACTGCGGACGAGAAGCAGGCGAGGTTGTACGGGAAGCCGTCTTACATGACATCTTTGGTGTTCCCTAAGTTTTCAAGGGATGTTCATGTGAGGGATGAGTTCCCTGTTCCCTTGGATTGGATTGTGGATATCTCGATTGATTTTCACCCGTCGAAGAAGTGGGCGATTGTGTTTATGGCCACTGCGAGGAACGGGATCAAATATATCTGTGATGAGATACATGAGCATGGCAACCCGAAGTACATAGCGGAGCAGATCGTAAGGAAGGTGAAGCAGAAGAATTATAGAACGGGGAGATGTATTATCGACCCTCTTTCAAAGGGAGACAAGAACAACGACGACACTGTTTATGACAGGGTGTCTCAGACGTTGGGGGCTTATAATATCTCTTTGGAGACGGCTTCTAAAGACAAGGACAACGGGATTGCGTTGGTTAATAATTTATTGTGGACGGAGAACGAGATGCCGGGGATTTACTACTTTAAATCTTGTCCTTTGAGTATTCAGCAGACGGAGGACTTGATGTATGACCCCGATTCTTTGAAGCCCACGGCGATGAAGGTGGAGGATGATTTTACCGAGTGTATATACAGATTGGCCTTACTCAACACCCAATGGTTTCCTGAGACGACTTCACAGGGGAACAAGATCAACATGGTGCTATAAATGGACATTAAGAAGTGGTCGGATGACGAGATAGTCGAGATATTACGCCCTGACATGGACAAGGCCCAACAGGTACAGGACTTGTTGAGTTCTCAGAGGGCTGAGTATTATAAAAGGTATCGTTGCGAACCTTACGGCAATGAAAGGGACGGGTTTGCCCAGAGTGTTGCCCCTGTGATCCACAACAACCACAAGTGGACGCTGGCTAACTTAATGGACATCTTCACCGAGGACTTCTTTGTTTTGAAGGGTGAGGACGAGCAGAGAGCCTCTAATTTTCAAAAACTAATTTATTATCAGATGTTTCGGAAACAGGACGGGTTGAGGAAGTTCTACGACTTTCTTTACACCGCTGATTTAAACCATTACGCCGCTTTTAAAGTCTATTACAAAGAAGATTTTGAGTTGGAAAATGAGTTTTACGAGACTCTTTCCGCTCAAGAGATGACCCAGCTGGTTGCTGACGAGTCGGCTACCGTGACTAAATACGATCAGGACACCGATGAGATGGGGAACATCTCATTTTCTAAGGTCAAGGTCGTCAAGAAGGTAGTCAAATACGCTGGCCCGTGGTTCTCTGTGCCTCCGTTGTGGGAGATATATTATTCACCTGATTGCAGATTAACAGAATGGGGGGCTATTGAGGGCAGGTTAGTCTACCATGAGACCAAAAAGACTTTAAACGACGTTCGCAAGAAGGAAAAAGCGGGTATTTACCGCAAGGGTACATATGAGAAGGTAAAGGAGAAAGAGTCGGAGAGTTTCAACAACGCCGATGACAAGGCAGAGTTCCTTTTCAACGTGGACGATGTGTCTGAAATTTCCGAAAACGTCGAGTCGTCGAGAAAAGAAAGTGTTTTAAACCGGCTTATTACAATTCAGGAGTGCTATTGTCGGTTGGATATAGACGGTGACGGGCTTTTAGAGGACGTTATTGTTGATTTGTGTGACGACATAGTTTGTAGGATTGTTGAAAACCCCTATAAACGACCTCCCTTTAGGTTCGGGAGTGTGTCACCGGAACCACACAAGGTTGCGGGTTGGGCAATGCCGTCTTTATTGGACTATGATCAAAAAATACAGACGAACCTTTTAAGACTCATACAGGATTCAGCGGCTTTAGACTGCTACAAGAACCCTGTTACCAATGATTACCAAATGTTCTCCTATTTGGAGAATAGAAAGCCCTTCGCAGTTATCAAGGGAGACCCGGAAAAGTTGGGTGAGGTGAAATCCTCCCCACCCTCTCAGTTTGTCTTGAAGGCTTACGAGATGCTTCAAGCGCAGAACGAGCAGAAAACAGGTATCACAAGATACAATCAGGGACAGGACGCATCATCTCTCAATAAGACCGCCACGGGAATTGACGCTATCATGGCGGCTTCTAACAAGCCCCTGAGAATGATTGCCAAGATGCTAGGCAACGGCCCTATTATGGGGGTTATCCGAGATTTTATCTACATCAACCAGTTAAATCCCCCGAAGAAAGACATTCAGATATTAGGGACTGATATTCAGATCAAACCCGACGACATGAACGGGGCGTATGATATTGAAATAGACATCGGGGTTTCCCCCGCCGAGAGACAGGCAATGGCGAATCAGGTTGATCTTTTAATCCAGTTCGCTACTCAGGCTGGTTTGCAGATGGGGCTTATGGACAGGGTACATCTGCTTCGCGCCATGAAGAAGAAGTATAAATATCTAGGCACAAAAGTTGACGACCTGATGAAAACCGAGCAACAGATCATCCAAGAGGAACAGCAGAAAGCACAGGAACCTCCACAGCAGAAGGATTGGAAGGAGTTTGTGCAGATGGACAAGTTATTTGTCTACATGACTCCTATGGAGCAGTATCAGATCATTCAGCAGTTAGGTTTAAAGCCCGATCCCAGACGCACAGGAATGGGGCCGGAGACTTTATCGGGCGAGAAACCGTCAGACATGATGAAAGTGGGGAGCATTTCCAAGCCACCGGAAGGTCGCCCCCCGACAGATCAATTAACCGCAATGGACATGATCCAGAGAGGATCGAGGGCGTATACCCGTGGACTTACAGCACCAAGTTGAAGTCGGCAGACAGGCACAGGATTTTCACATCTACATCAATGAGCGACCTTACTTCAAGGAACTCATTGACCGGATAAAACTGGAATACGCACAAAGGATTCTATCTTTGAGGCCGGAAGATAAAGAGTCGTTCACCGAGTATAAGAGCAAGATGAACGCCTTTGACGACATTGAAAACGCGGTAATGGGCGACATCAAGGCGGGAGAGATGGCTTTAAACCAACAGGAGGGGAGAACCCCCCCGGAAGGGATTTTATAATGGAGTTTGAAGGGGAAGTATTACAACCCAACATCAGAGCCAAAGAAAAGCAGTGGAAGATGATTCTTGAGAACAAGGACTTTCAGTTAAAGCAGATGTTTGACGATTTTGTTTCAATGAAGGACAGATTGGAGCAAATTACCCAACGGAACACGGAACTCAAAGAGGAACTTCAAGGGGTAAAGGATCGGTTTAGGAATTTTCGGGCAAGCGTGAAAACACGGAGCCAGGAATGAAAGCAATGAAGGACAAATGGTCGGCAATGATTGACGTTACAAATCTTTGCCAGCACCAGTGTACTTATTGTTGCAAGTCCATACGTCACTTGAGAAAAGACCAGAGGGGCTACATGGACATTGATACATTTAAAAGGGCGTGTGATTCGCTTTTAGGCTTCCCTGGTAAGGTTTGCCTGACCGGAGGCGACCCTTTATGCCACCCCGAATTTACGGAGTTATGCAAGGTCATGGCGCAGACATTCCCGAAGTCGAAGATTGGAATTTTTACAAGCCACGAGCAGAACCTAAAGAAGTACAAGGAATTGATCGACATGACTTTTGGCGAGGTTTATATCAACTTGCACACAGAGGAACAACAGAAGGTTTGCACCCATCACCCTTTTTACCTTGCAGTGGGGGATATGGTTGATGACAAACTGATTCGTCAGCATCTAATTGAGAATTGCTGGTGTGGAAATATGTGGAGTCCCGTTGCGAGTGCTAGGGGTTGCTTCTTCTGCGATTTGGCAATGGGGATTGACATGGCTCTGGACATGGGAGGTGGTTGGCCGATTGAGAATGGCTGGTGGGTAAGAGATGACTTCTCAGATCAACAGGAAAAATATTGTCACCTGTGTGGAATGTGCCTCCCGTATCCAACCCAATTAGTATCTGACACAAAAGAGAAGATCAGCAGGGGACTTTACGAGAAGTTCAAGGAGAAGAACTTACGAAACCTTGATGACATGGAAGTCATAGACAAACCGCTTACGTTTGCCGAGATACAACACAATTTAGTTGATTGGCAACCGTGGAGAAACAGACAGGACAAGGCCGCTGAGGGGCCAGCATACACAAACAAATGATACAGGTAATCACTGCCGTATACAACGAAGAATTACTAATGCCGTTGTTTTTAAAGAACTACTCTTTTGCGGATAGCATTTTAGTGATTCTCGACACTGCCACGACAGACCGGACACCGGAGATATTAGAGGCAGACCCAAGAGTGGAGATAGTCCCTATTACCTATCCCAACGGGTTAAACTGGCATACCAAGAGCGACACGGTGAACCAGAAAGCCATTGAGTCAAAGGCCGATTGGGTGATGGCGGTTGACGCTGACGAGTTCATCTGCCCGATTGAAGGATTTGAAAAGTGGCTGAACGGGAGAAACGGGAATTTAGTGTGGGTTTCATTGTGGGAGGTCTACCGTCATAAAGACGACGCGGACATTGACTACACGAAACAGCCTTTTAACCAAAGGAGACACGGAAATACTGTCAAGGGAGTCAGTTACGGGCAACCGTTATATACTAAACCCTGCATCGTGAAACCGTCCAGTAAAATAGCATGGGATTGCGGGATTCACCACTACATTCTAACAAAGAGTCCAGACGTTGTTGACACGAAAGACGTAATCCCCGGCGTACACTGGTGCATGGCAGACCCCGAAATAGCAATTTACCGAAGGCTTCAACAGAAGGCGAGGCAGAGCAAAGAGAATCTGGATAATTGTTGGGGGGTTCAGAACCACTACATCACAAAAGAAATAATCTTAAAAGAATGTGAAGCGCATTTAAACGACCCACTTTTGTTTTAGAAAGGAACACCCTTATGGTCAGTATTGTCATCCCTTGTTGGAACCAGATGGAGTACACGCAACAGTGTTTGGAGTCGATACAGGCTTACACCCCCGAAGAACACGAGATCATCTTTATTGACAACGGTTCTACTGACGGGACAGAGGCTTTTATCAAGATTGAAATGCTCAATCATCCTAATTACAAACTTTTGCGAAACGAGGAAAACTTAGGTTTCCCGAAAGCCTGTAATCAGGGGGCCAATCTGGCCGAAGGGGAACACCTCTTATTCCTTAACAACGATGTGGTTGTTTCAAAGGATTGGTTGAAGGGACTTTTGGAGTGTTTAAATTCATCTAGTGATATTGGTTGTGTCGGCCCGATGACGAATTGTATCTCAGGGAGGCAACAGATTAAGTCAGATGAGACATACGACACTATTTTCAAATATCAGATGTTTGCGGAGAATTACAGAAAAGCCCACAAGGGACTTTATATACCGTTTTACAGGATTGTCGGATTCTGTCTACTCACCAAGAGGGAGTTATTCACCGAGCATTGGGGATTCGATGAGAGATTTTCGCCGGGGAACTTTGAGGATGACGACTTCTGCTTGAGGGTTACAAGGGCGGGTTACAGAAATGTAATAGCGGGGGATGTTTTCATTCACCATCATGGGTCTAAAAGCCATGATTTAAACTCTTACAATGAACTTTTGCAAAAGAACTTACAGAAGTACAACGAGAAGTGGAATGAGATCATCGGTACTGAAATATCAGCCGTTATGATCGTGAGGGACGAAGAGAGTTACATTCATTGGTGTTTGAAGAACCTATGTGAACAGGTAGACGAGATCATCCTGGTGGACACAGGTTCTAAAGATGCGACAAAGGCTTTGGCTTCTGAGTTTCCGAAGGTGAAGATTTATGATTATGAATGGGATGATGACTTTTCGGCGGCGAGGAACTTTGCCAACTCAAAGGCTACTAAACCGTGGATATTATCAATAGACGCGGATGAAGTCATCACAGGATTAGATAAGATCAACTTGCACCCGTGGTTCGCTTATAGAATCGAGACACGAAACTACACCAACAATCCACGGTATGCAACGAGCAAAGAGAACACAGGGGAATACCCCACGTTTGAAAGAGGGAAACGATGGTTTCCGTCTACGAAAGCCAGACTGTTTCCAAATGATCCTAGGATTAAGTTTGATTTCCCCGTTCACGAGGTTGTGGAGGACTCCTGTTACTATTGGGGTTGTGGGATGGTGGAATGTCCAGACACGATATGCCACCACTACGGGAGATTAAACGACAATTACGAGTACGGTCATGGAGACAAGTATTACGCCCTTTTGCACAAACAGCTTGAATCAGGCAAGAATGATAAGCGTTCACTTGAACAACTAGCTATCGCGGCTCAGGGGTTGGGAAAATATACAGAAGCGAGAGACTTCTGGCAGAAGTTACTAAAGATCGAACCGGAGAGCAACACGGCATTTTTAAATATGGGCCATTGCTATGCCGAGGAAGGTCAATGGGGGGAAGCATTAGAGTGGTCGGAGAAAGCGGTCAGGGCTTCTCCTGAGTCAAGGGACGCACAAATGAACTTTGCAACGTGTCTTGCGATGACGGGAGAGCCGGACAAATGTATCGAGATATGTAAGGACTTGGCAAGCAAGTACCCTGATTATCCACTGCCGCAATCTCTTATGAACGCAATTCAAATAGGAGGCAACAATGGCAACTAGCTTATATGCAGAACAGGAAGCTGATTTCTGTTTCAAGGGAGATACGGTAACGGTAGATGGTACGCTTGCGGTCACTGGCACATCTGTTTTCACGGGTGCTGTTACGTTGACAGGCGGTCAGGCGGCATTGAAACTCAGTTCAGCACCTACGGGAACTACGGCGGGAGCAGTGTGGACTACCGGTGCGCCCGTACTCACGAATGGGCAGAAATATATTTTGTGTACGGCAGGCGCAACGACATGGCGTATTCCGGTGTTCGACAATGCCTAATGATGACAGGCTCATTAAATTACGCAAGTGTTTTGAGCGAGTCGCGGAACTCGTACAGAAGGGCGCGTATTGTGATTTCACAATCAAGATGGAAGATGGCAAAATCACCATCTGGTTAGTGACGACTAAAGAAAAACCTTAACATAAAGCTATCGGAAAACCGAGGCGAGTAACTGTTCATACGGACAGGCTCGCCTTTTTTATTATCTAACCGAGAGGAGATAAACAATGGAAGCAAGAGAAACAGACTTTGAGTATCCACAGGATGAAGGAATTGTGGCCTCACAGGTAGACGGAATTGCCGGAGGGATCATGGACATGATCGACAACACCTCACCTTTAACGGGTGGAACTGTCGAATCAAAGGAAGAAACCACAGAGGAAGTCAAAGAGGAAGTGGCAACTCCCGAACCGGAAGCAACCGAAGAACCGGAGAAATACACGATCAAATGGCAGGGTGAGGAGAAGGAAGTCACCCAGGACGAACTGATTGAGTTAGCCCAAAAGGGATTTGACTACACCAAAAAGACACAAGACCTTTCAGTTGAGAGAGACAATCTTGCGCCTTACGTTGGTTTAGCGAACCAGATTAAGGCACGACCCGAACTCGCCCAGAAAATAGCGGAATTGTTGACCGGAACGCAACAGGTTCAGCAACCACAGATTGACGACCCTGTTGAGCAACTCAAGTACGAAATGAGGAAGGAAGCGGAGCAGATCGCAGATCAGAAGATAAAAACTGCCATTGATCCGTTGTCACAACTTCAGCGCATAAATGCGGTGAAAGCCGAAGTCCAGAGAGACCCTGATTATAAAAAGGTTCAAGAAGAGATGGTGAACCTTATCAAGTCACAGCCTCCTGTTCTACAGGAACAACTTGCTAAACGCTTGAACGAGGACATCCCGACTTATCTTGAGACGTTCCAGTTTTTAAAAAAGAAACTTGCAACCGAACCCGTAAAACCAACTCCGGTCAAGAAGGAAACAAAAGCCCCTCTGTTAGAAGCGGGCGGAGTCGAGTCGCCGGAGATGGCTAACAACAAGGCCAAGACCGAAAGGTTATCGAAGATGAAAGCCAAAGCATTACGCAGTGGCGACCCGTCTGAGATTGCCTCATGGCTGACGGATTCGGGAGCATTAGACCATCTATATTAGGAGAATTTAACAATGGCAACTACCACAACTTATTTGCCGACTGGAATTACCACGGCATTGAGAGAAGATTTGAGCGATGTGATTACAAACATCGCCCCGTACGATACTGTTTTTATGAGCAACATCGGCAAGGAGAAGGTCAAGGGTAAATACCACGAGTGGTTGACCGACACCCTCACTACCGCCGCTAATTGCGCCGTGACAGAAGGCAACGACGCTGTTCTGACAACTGCCGCCGCACAGACCAGAGTAGGCAACTACACACAGGTTGCGGCAAAGTGGTTCGCTGTTTCAGATTCGTTGGAAGCCGTTGACAAGGCCGGACGGAAGTCTGAAATCGCCTACCAGACAGGCTTGTTCCTCAAGATGCTGGCAAGAGACATGGAATACGGTCTCTTAAATAACGCGGCGGCGACATCTACCGATCCCCGTTCTGCAAAGGGTGTGAAGGGCTGGATCACCACCAACGCCACCTCGTTTACTACGGGTACGTCGGCAACAACCCTGACCGAGACCATCTTCAACGATGAGATTCAGAATTGTTGGGAAGCTGGTGGGAACCCCGGAATGGTGCTTGCGGGAGCAAGTTTGAAGCGGAAGATTTCGGCCTTTACCGGAAACTCCAAACTCACCACCAACATCAACGCAGACCAGAAGAAAGTCATCCTGTCGGTTGACTACTACGAGTCTGATTACGGTGTGGTGAAAATTTACGCCTCCCGTTTCCTCGCTTACGACGATGCGGCGAACTATGAGTCGTGCCTGATTCTTGAGAAGGAAAAATGGGCGTTGGGTACGCTCCAGCCGCTCAAGACCGAGAAGTTGGCAAAGACGGGCCTTTCGCAGAAGATTCAGATTTCTACCGAGTACACGCTTATTTCGAGAGAGGAAAAAGCGAACGCTTGGATCAAGAACTGCGACATCACCTAATTTTAACCGGGGCGGGGGAAACCTCGCCCCATCATTGAGGGATTATGATTCAAGATAATTTATCAGTTAAGTATTTGAACGAGGATGAAATGGTCATCACGGGTGGATTAGTTCAGAACAACATCCCCGTCCTTGAGGAAAACTACGTCAGGAAGATGAACGCCAACAACGGATTTTCAGAGAAGCGAATGTTTCGTAAAATCGCTTCAATCCCCGATGTGGCAAACATGAAAGCGTATCAGGACGGGTACAACCTGGACGACCCAAAAGACCTATACAGGTTCTTACAGGAAAACCCCGAATACATGACCGTTGAAAAGATACTCACCAATCGAGACCCGCACATTATCGTGAGGTAAAAATGAAACTCGATATTGGAATAACATTAAATGATTCGACGGGTCTTTTGGATATGTCTTTAGACGACTTCAAGAAGCCCGTCATTAAGCCAATCATTATCAAGAAAAAGAAGAAACGCAAGAAGAAAACATTGCTTCAGGAAGTGGAGTCGTCAATTCCTGTCAAGTCCGAGTATGAGACGGTGACTATATGAGCCGTGGTTCAGGGCGTGGAAATGTAACCATAGACGAGAGTCCGAAGATAACCGTCTTATATGAGGACGGTAGTGTTCTTTATGTATGTTCCGCTTCCCCTAATTCAGCGGTGAGTGATGCTGTGTGGCAAGTCAAGAAGGTGGACACAACGACGGGCGTAAAGGTCACATGGGCAGACGGGGATGCCAACTACGACAATGTGGCGACAGATTTAGCAACGGTTCAAGGATTTAGTTACGGTTAAGGAGGAATACAATGGCTAGAGGCGATGTAGTTGTTTTTGATGAAGCGAAGGCGAAGATGCTGGATGGTGATTGGGCGAGTACCGATCATTTTTATCTTGCGATTTGTGACAATACCGCGACGCCGGCGGCAGGGACGGCAACGCCTGTTATCGGGGATTTTACCGAGGTCGGCACTTCTGGGACGTATGTTGCCGGAGGTACAGATTTAGGGGCATTGTCTGCTTTAGTAACCGAAGCAGACGGCACGATGACGTTTGATTCCACTACCAATCCGACATGGGCGCAGAACGCTTCTAATGACAACGATGCCTATTGGGGAATTATTTACAATTACACCGATACGGGTAAGGACGCTCTGGCTTATGTGGATTTAGGCGGCCCCGTTGATATGACCGCAGGTGATTTGACGGTGACATGGAACGCTTCGGGAATCTTTACCATCGCATAGAGGTAGCCCATGCTGACACTTGATTCTCCGTTTGTTGATTTTATCAAGTTATGTGCCGAGCACGGTGCGTGTTCGGGCAAGGGTGATGCTTTGCCCACGATGGAGGAAGCGAACAAGGGTTTCGGGATGGTGGCAGACGGGACTTGCAAGGACGGTTTTGAGTTGTATTTGAAGGGGGATTTTCCTGAAGGCTGGGCGCATTGGGTTCTGGACGTAGTTGGCAAAGAGATGGACGAGGGTTGCCGGGATTATTTCATCAGGAAGATCAAGGAGCCTATGGCGGCTGTGCAGTTGCTGACAAAAGTGGACTTTACGCTTGGCGAGCAAACCACATTGAAGAAAGTCTATGAGGGCAAACTCCCCACAGTCGAGAAAGAGTTAGCTACGGGTGCTGTCAGTATTAAATCGGCGGTGAAGTAATGGCTGACACAGGCTTTAAATTCCCCGGCACTGCGGCGAACGTCGCCAACGGCGAGTATTGTGTTTGGGGTAGTACCGACGCTATCAAAGCCGATGATACCAGTTATTCGACTACCTTAATCGGTAGCAAAAAGAACCCGACAGATTACCTAACAGGCACGAATTTTGGGCTTACTTCTTCGGATGTCCCTTCGGGGGCGACGATCAACGGCATTGAGTTGGTTATCTGTAGATCCTGTGAGATTGCCGATGCTACCTATGATTACGAGTTATATCTCTTAAAAGACGGAACTCCGCACGGTTCCAATTTAGCTTCTGCGACTAAATGGCCGACAGGCGCACCAGCAGAGGCCACCTATGGCGGGTCGAGTAACCTATGCGGGGGAACGTGGACACAGGCAGATGTTCTTGATGCTGATTTCGGGTTTAGGCTTTGTTGTAAGTCTGCTATTGCGGCGAACCCCGGAGAACTTACTAGCGTCGATTACTTTAAGATCAAGGTTTACTACACGGCGGCGGCAAGTGGAGTAACGGTCAACGGAACCACAGACGCCCTGACTCTTACAGAGAAAACGGCAACAATCAACGCCGCAAAGAACATAGCCGCAACGTGTGACGCCCTTACTCTGACCGAGTACGCCGCCACGGTGACAATCAATTCAAGTGTTGCAGTATCGGCTGGAACGGATGTCCTGACCTTAACCGAGAACGCCGCTGACGTAAATCTGAATGTAAGCGTAGCCGCAGGGACAGACGGTTTAACGCTGACGGAAAACTCTGCTGATGTCAATTTAAACGTCAGTGTTGCAAGTGGCGTAGCAGAACTAACCCTCACTGAATACGCCGCAAATATAAACGCCGCCGTAAACGTCCTTGCCTCTTGTGACGCTCTTACCCTTACAGAACAGGCGGCCACGGTCAACGTGACAGGGGATATTGAGGTATCAGCGGAAACAGATGCCTTAACCCTGACTGAATATCCGGCCACGGTAAATGCGGAAACCAGCATTTCAGCGGGAGTTAAAGAACTCACTTTAACGGAATATCCGGCTGACGTTAATTTAAACGTGAGTGTTTCAGCAGATGTTGCAAATTTAACACTTACTGGAAACGCCGCTGGAATCAAGGCAGATGTGAGTTTCACGGCAGACGTTTCCGCTTTGACGCTGACGGCCAATCCGGCATCGGTAAAGGTAAGCACGAACATAGCCTGTCAGTTACAAGAACTGATCCTCACGAAGTACGCGGCGAATATAAACGCGGGAAGAAACGTCGATTGCGAAACAGCAACAATAACTTTAGCTGAATATGCGGCAACCATAACCGCAACATCAGCATCCGTAGCGATAAATCAGGGTGTGGTTTATTTGGAGAACCTTGGAGGCGGGCTTTATTACATAAAACAAGTAGGGGGATGATATGAGTTTAGTTTCTGAGATCATCACAGACATTAGGGACGAAATCAACGATGAGAGTTCCACACGGTTCACTACGGACGCTCCCATATTAAGATATATCAAGAGGGCTATATTGCGGGCAAACCGTATCGCCCAACGGGAAGGGCTTCAATTCACCAAGAAGAAGGCTACGCTAACCACGGTAGCGGATCAGGCGTATGTTTCTATCCCTGACGATTTCGATGTGGACATAGCCCTTTATAGGCCCGCTGATTACTCACAGCTTTATAAGTGTTCAGAGATGGAGTGGAACTCCATTAACTCTGCTTCTGCCCTTGCATATTGGTACTTAGACTTTGAAAATTCAAAGATACTCTTCAACGGCACTCCTGATGCAGTTGAGAGTCTTTACCTGTATTACTTCCCCAAAATAGACACCTCTTTATATACCTCTTTAACCACTATGCCGTGGAACGGGAAACTTGACGACATCATCATTGAGTACGTTTCATTAAGACTTAAGAACAAAGACGAAATGGACGTAAGTTTAGACCTTAAACTTCTGACAGACTTTGAGAATCAGATTCTCAAGGCTTACAGGCCAACGAGCATTATGTCAACCGAAGGAGCGGGCTGGTTATGATCCGAGCAAGCAAACATTCGGCAGTAAGTCAGGTCAAGATGATTTTAAATGGCGGGTTGAACTATGCCAATTCACCGTCCAGCATTGCTGACAACGAATTAGTCCTTGCTACCAATATGATCTATGACCCCGAAACGGATTGCTTAATTACCCGCCCAGGAACATCTTGCGTGGCGGCAAGTCAAGCACTTTCGCTACAAATATTAACCGAGGATGGGAAACGGATTGTAACGGAAAACAGTGATCCACTTGGAGGAGAAGAAGGGCATCCGATTTTATCATTATACTATTACGAGCAATCAACTTCTGTTGCCTATTTGGTCTGCGCCTACAACGGGAAGTTATACTACCTGTCAGGCAGTGCATGGGAAGAAATCGGTGATTTGACTGACACAACAACCGTCCCATCATTTTTGACGTTTAATTCAAAACTACTGATCGCTGATGGTGGAACTCATATAAGGACATGGGATGGGACGACTTACACTACTCTCGGCACTTCACCGCAAGCCACGGCGTTAAAGGTGATCAAGAACCGTGTGGTTGCCAATGCCACGGACGAACCTGATTCAGTCTATCTCTCAAAACCAAATGATGAGAGTGATTGGAATACCGGGGAAACGGCGGTAGGATTAAAGGCTGGTTTCGGTGATAACATGGCGGTCAACGGTTTTGCAGTGTTTGGGGATGACTTGATTATCTCTAAAAAAGGCGATTCCCTCAAGAAGATATACAGGCTGAATGTTGCGGATGTCACTACGACTAATTGGTACATTCAAGAGTTGTCCAGCAACAACGCCTGTCAGAACCCGCAAGCCATCACCGAAGCATGGAACAACGTCTTTTTCGTGGATTCCAACGGATTCAAGTCTTTAAAAGGCGTTCAGCAGTACGGTGATTTGCAGGTTGATGCTATAGGACGGAAGATCAACCAGTTATTCGCTTCACAAACTTCATGTGATTTCATCACCTATATCCCCAAGTATAATGCCATTTGGTTTGGGATGGGGCAAAGGGTTTTTTGTTACACCGAAAGACACGGTTATAATTCCGAAGGGGCAAGCGTTGCACTTCCGGCCTTTACCAATCTATTATTTAAACAGGGGAGAATAAGATCAATTTGTCAAGCAGGGGATACCATTTATTTAGCCGGAGACGACGGGTATCTTTATGAACTTAATGAATTAATAGCGACAGATGAAAACGGTTCAACGGAAGAGTATTTTACTTCTTCTGTCAGGACAAAGACAGTCACCACAGGGGCAGACCTTATACTTAAAAAACTACAGGTATATTTGAAACCTAAAGTAGCGGGGTTAGCATCTATTAATGTGGTTTCTGGTGATCGGGTAATCCAGATGAAAACGGTTACTTTGCCTACGGACGGGAGTTACCTTTACAATGCCACAACCTATTTAGCATCAGCAACACAATATTTATATGACGAGGGTACTTTACCTTGGACAGAAACTACCCGTGGAAGGGTGAGAAGCATCGAAATGGCGTATGAGTTGAACGTATCTTCGGGGAGAGTCGGCATTGAGTGGTTTAAGGCTGATATAGCCTCTTTAGAAGGTGGGGAATGGACGGATTTTTAAAATACCGCCGGAGTAACGTATGTTAGCACAATTAATTAATAGTGGAAGGTTAAAAAGGGGAGCTGATGGGAGTTATAGTATCTCTGATGCACCCGATTCCAATACTATGTATGGCGGTGCTGAACAAGGTCAACTATTTGGTAATGGGTTGGTTGGACAAGCCATATCTAACCCTATAGTAAACGGGGTAAAGGGTGTTACTACACTTCCTGGCGAAAGGACAGACTACACCCCCGAAGAAGTATTGGAATACAAGAACTTTATCGGGACTCATGGTGGGTTTGAGAGATTACCAAGTAGTCTCAAAAGCAAAATATGGGACACGATGACCCCCGACGAACTACAATATGTCAGGTACGCACAGGCGCAAAAAGAAAAGGATAACCCTGGTATAGGCGGTGGAATAGCGTCCTTATTCACAGGTGGGCTAAGCGACGTAGTGCAAGGGAACATGGCGGGTACTGCCATTAATGAACTTGGCCCGTGGGCTTCCGTTATTAATCCAATATCAGCGGCCTTAACTGCACACACTGGTGGTTTGTTTGATATTGGAATGGGTTTAGATAAGGCGGGGAAAACCGATGGGAGTTTCCTTGATAAGTTCGGTGCGTTTGCCGACAGGTCAATGGATCCGATGGGTGCGGTTGATACGGTCACGCGGTATATAGGTGATGGAATTTACGCCGTTGTCCCTTCAGTAAGTCCCTATCTAGAAAAAGCAGGGACGCTTATAGGAGGGGTTATCGGGAGTGCGTATCTTCCGGGGATTGGCACAGCGGGGGGGGCGGCGGCAGGTAGTGGCATTGGGAATAAGTTGGGGTCTGGACACAGGGAGTATGACTACTTTGGCGATTTATTTAATGCTGTCAAATCAGGCGCATCGGCTTACGCCGGATATGCGTTAGGTGGCATCCCAGGGATGTTAGCAAAAGGCGTAATTAACACAGGCGGCAATCTGCTCTATCCCTACATCAACCCTGATGGCAAGTATGTAAAGAATACAGACCCGAATAAATTGTCTCTGCTTCAAGACCAGTTAATCTCTAGTGGTGGCGATTTATTAGGGACTACGGGGGCGATGATAGGCGGTTTGCTGTCATCACCAAAGCAGAACCCAGACCTTGCACCCATCACACAGCAACAAGGCTTGGTTCCGATTGATTGGGAGGCCGAACTCAAGAAGTTGAGTATGCCTTTAGAGATAAAGAGGAAGAAGGAAGAAGAAGATACTTACATGAACTACAAATTCAAGCCGAAAGATTATCTGGTTAATTATTTATAGGGGGTTACTATGGCAGATTACAGTGGATACGTCAACGCGGGGTTAGGTGCGGCTCAGGGCCAACTCAATAAGAACCTTGCCCAAGGGTTTATCTACCCCGAATATGTATCATCCCAAACGGATGCCCCGACACAGGAGAATTACTACAACTACACTCCTACCGCTCCTTTGGCGCAGATACAGAGTCCGAATTACACTATGCAGGCGGGCGAATATCAGGGGCTTATGGGAGGGGATTACGACAAGTTACAATCGGCTTTAACTACCCCCGGACAGAACGCCGCTACAACGGCCTATAATCAGGGCTACAACACCCTCACTAATACAATGGGCGGGAGAGGGTTATACGGGTCAAGTATCATGCAGAATCATGCCACTAACTCTCTTGATTCTGTATATCAACAGGCTTTAGCTAATAACGCCGCAAACGCCGCCGCGCAGAGATACGGGATGGAGCAGGCGGGGCTTATTGACATGAACAAGTTTAACCTGACTCGTGAAGATCAGTTAAATGATTTTTTGACGAACAAATACAAACTAGACCAGACGCAGAACTTGAACACCTATAATTCTGGTGCTGACGAAGCGGCGCGGAGAATGGCATACGATCAAGGGTCAATGAACTGGAACCAGAACTATGACGACAAAATGAGAGATTGGAAGAACAGTAGTGCCTACGAGAAATACGTCTATGATCTGACCAGACAGCAGGCATCTGATAACTTCAATACGAATAAGCTGAATCAGGCATTGGCGTTGGCGGGTGGCGGTTCTCAATTAGTAGGGTATCAGACGCAGGCTGACACGGCGAACAACAACCTACTCATGCAACAGTATTTAGCGAACCAGAAAGCGCAACAGTCAGATCAGACGGGCTGGTTAAATTTAGCCGGAAATCTTGGGGCGGGGTTGTTGGGGAGTAAAGGAGGCCTTGAGATGCTAGGCGGTGTGGGTGGATACATTGGTGATTTAGGTGGTGGTCTGCTTGATTTTTTAGGCGATTCGATCTTCGACTTTAGCGGACTTGCGTTATAGGAGGCTATTATGGGATGGGGAGAGGCATTAGGATCAGCATCTAATAGAGATCGGAAGAGCGTCGTG